AACAATAAAGCGCTGCAAGGTATGCTCAACGAGCGTAGTATAAATTCGACCATCTGGATGTTCCTTCCAAAACTTCGCTAGGCGTTCTTCAACGGTTTCGTAATCTTCTAGATTAAACATATAACTCATTCTCCTCTAATTTGAGTTGACCAGAGATTGCCATGTACGCCGCGCCATCGATGTAGTTATCGACTTTTCCAGTTTCCATTGATCTTGCGACTTTGACCAGCGCCATACACATCGCAACTTGGTGAGGCTCGATTGGCATTTCAAGGTATGCAGCCCATAGGGATGCGGTTCTGGACATATTGTCCGAAGGATGTCCGTAGTCAAGACCACGATCCTGGATGATGGCTCTAGCTTCTGTAAGGTAATCATTGGCTTTCATACTCTTACCTTATCTTGCTGATCGTAAAACTTGCGCATTGCCCGGCGGCCTTCTCTGTAACCAGCATCTACGCCCAATGAGTAAAAGATAACTGCTGTACCTAACCAGCCGACCATTAAAATGCCGATTTCATAGATATTCATATTGCTCCCGATCCGCCAGAGTTTCTGGCTTCTTGGAATAATTGTTACATGACTAGCAGACAGAACCGCGATCATTTAGATAACGAAATGGTAACAATTCTTGGTCATCAACATGGTCATCGATTGTCCGATTAATGTCTGGGAAATCATCGAGGCCTGCCATAGCGCCTTCCATGGACTACGAAAGTCCCATCCTTTTCAAGGTTCACTAAAGTTACCTGGCTATCTTCAACCAGGATAAAAGCCTGCTGCCAGTTCATAGTTCCCTTGGTATAGCCAGCCTTGCGAACATCCATTAGATGCCCACCTTCGACTCCACGCAGAATACGCCCTATTTTGCCCCCAGAAGCCTCTGTGAAGGCCGATGAGCCTGCTCTATGAGTATGTCCGCAGACCACGCTTAAACCGTGTCTACGAGCCGCTCCAAGGGCTGTAAGGCCTGCATTAGGGTTAATACCCTGCTCATCCCCATGAACTGCTACCCAGCCCTTAGCGAAGGCGTAAGGCTTCTTATGATAGGTAATGCCCAATTCATCTAAACGCATAAAGCGCTCGAACTTAAGTTCTGGCAACGCCAAGAATGCTGGGATCTTCTTCATGATTACATTGTAAAGACGGTCGGTATGGTTAGAGCGGATCATGTGAGCCTCTTTGGAATGCTCGACTAGCGACCACAGAACCTCAACCGCTAGATCGCGATCCTCAGCTAGTGTCTGTTCGTACCAGCCTGGCGTTCCGTCTGACCATCGGCTGATCTGTGGGAGATCGATTTCGTCTCCGAGAGTAACCACGCTATCTGGGCGATATGCCTTGATAAAAGATGCAACATTGCGTACAGCAACTTCGTCATGATATGGAACCTGTAGATCTGGAACGATTACAGTTCTTTTCATTTTTAATCCTCATCGTCATCATCGTATGGGATCTCGCCCGGCAGATTAGGAAGCCAGTTAGGAGTAGGCAAGATTGTTGCAGGATAAGTTAAAGGTTCAAGCAAAATAGCCAATGCCATTTCGGTTGAGAATCCTGCTCTTCTTAGGGATTTGTAATACTCATTAAGCCCGATGCAGTACTGATCTAGAATAGAGTAAGCCTCTAAGTCGATAGCCTTCTTTCGCGCCATAATAAAATTATCGCTCTAAGAGTATGTTGTAGATCTCATCGACACGCGAATTAAGTCGCTTAATCTCCGACAGCAAGTGAGTGATTACATAGCCAGCCAAGCCACCCACTATCGCAAGAGTAGCAATATAAAGATTGAGCAGGTCTGTCTGTGTCATTTTTTAGGTGTCGCATATCCGAATACTCCAGCAAGAACAGCCCATAGAATTGAGCGGTAATCTGCCGCGAAGTTAGATGCTGCCCATGCTGAAAGGAATGCACCTGCGGTCAATACTGCTGGGTGCTTCATATTCATTTGCTTGCTCCTAGTAGTGGGATTTGAAAGAACGAACCATCTTGATCGCCCTTGATACTGAAAGATATATGGCAATGATGGCGGTGCTTATTGATGCCTGTATAAGTTCTCCAACGCCACGCGCTTTTGGCGCTGGCAATCTTGCCATCGAAGATGATGTAAGAGATGCGTTTATCAGACTTTGCCAACTGACGAAGTTGATCTGCCAAGTCAGGCATGATGTCTGGCTTCGGCTTTCCTGATAAATCCCGGTCAATGTCAATGGCACGAACCCAGCCCTGCGCATCTGGATTATGGTCAGACTTACGAGCTGAGTGGCGACTATCGCCGATCCAGCCATCCGAGGTGCGATCACGATCGCTGAAACAATCATCGAACTGTTCGCGAAGTTGTTGACCTGCTTTGCATAACTTTGGTTTCATGCCAGGAGCAATTTTGCTTCTTCGATGGTGATCCCTAACTTTGCAAGAAGTTCATTCTTAGCCAATTCACGCGCCTGAGCCTCGTTCTTAGCCAACAAGAATTCAGCCTCATCCTGCTTCATTTGCTTTAACTCTGCGGCGTTTGGTTCTCTTTCGATTACTTCGCCTGTTTCAGCATTGACGATTCTTATCATTACTTAACCCCCCATAGAATTGCTGTGCCTTGTCCGATATTTCCAGATGTTGAAGCGAGATCGATTGAAGTAATAGCCGAAGTACTCTTATATCGGAAAGCACCTTCGTCGATCATTTGAGTAGAACCTGATAAATAGTAATGAGCATAAGTAGCGACTTTGTGTGAATTTGTGTTGGAGTAGTTTTCAATTTCCATCACGAAGAAGTTATTGTTGTCGCTATTAACTGCGCCTTGATATGAAGCCCAGATAAAGTTTTGAGCGTTTGCGTAAGCCGCTCCATTAGAAACTCCAGCCTGACCGTAAATTGAAGCAGTTGAATCTGAATTAAAGCGCAGGCGTAGATTTTCTCCGTTAGTTGATGGATACCAATCCTGAACCACTAAAACCAGTTTATTGTAAGTCCCAGCGATACTTCCAATAGATGTTGAAGATCCAGCGATGCTAGTGCTAGCGATCTGCGTATAACCGCCAGAAGTAGCCGCAGCCCATGCGAGACCAGTTGCAGCAGTTGAATCAGCAGTTAAGACTTGACCATTAGTGCCTACCGCTAAACGCGCTGGAGTATCGTTTGCTGTTGCCGCGATTAGATCGCCCTTGGCATCAACGATGGCATTTTGAATAGCGTTGGAATCATCCTGAGCAACCCATGAGAAGTCGAGATCTGTTCCTGAGGCCTTGGCTAGTACTTGACCAGTTGTTCCGCCTTTAAGATCAATGAATGCTGTGTCTATATCTTGACCAAGTGCAGCAATGGCGGTCGCGCCATCCTTTACTAGATCTGTCGATTGGGGGATATCCCAGCCGAAGTTGGTTGTTGTTGTTGCCATTAGGCTACGACTCCTATCGCGTTAATCCATGTAAGGGTTGGACTTAGTGTGTTCCATGTTTCTGCTGCATTTACCTGCTCCCATTTTACCGCAACTTGGGAGAAGTTTATTGGAGATGCGTTAAAAGTAACGCTCAGGTTGTTTAGGCTGGCTTTGAATGTCCAGCCCTCGATGTAGCCCTGGAATGAGCCATCGGTGATATTGCCAGGAAGATTCTGAATCCAGACTGGTTGGCCTAGGAATATGTTAATCAAAGCATCTCGATCAGCATCATCGATCTCAGGGTTTCCAAGTACAAAGGTAATGCTTTGGAACTTAGGATAAGGGAAGGCTCGAAGATCAATATAACGATCGGCTAAAAGTACTGCGTCAGAATCGTTTTTAATTCTAGATGTGTATTGCTCAGCATAAACTCCAAAAAGAGTTTGGCTCTCTGTATCGGTAGCGGTATAAGTATGAGTGCCATTATTGCCAGAAACGATAGTAAAACTATTGCGAATATCTCCAGCGCGAGTAGTAGCTGCCAAACCTACGCCATTAGCGTGGTTAGCATCGAGCGTGGTATATCCGTTATTGGCTAGATAATCCTGGCGGTGAGTTTGATCTGCATACCCGATATTGCCGTTAGCATCCTCGTAGAGAACGCCAAAGGCTGAATTCGCAATAGCAGTACATAATGAATAAAGGTCTGTGTTAGAAGATGACCGGGCTATTAGCTCATAATCGCCTGGTTGATCAATTTCGCCCAAGCCGATGTTAACGGCATTAGCCCAAATCTCGGTTGGGTTATAAGTAGCCCAAGTCTGAGCTGCTGGCACTTCATTCCATTGCCCTAATAGGTAGCCTGAAAGAAGCGTGTAAATCTGATCTCCGTCAAAGTCGGCGGATAAGACTCCAGCATCGATAATTCTAGGAAGTTTAGATAATGCTCCAAGAGCTGTAATAGATGCGGTAGTTGTATAACCTAAATCTCCAGCCTGATTAACTGAAATAGTAAAATCAGAAATAAAGCCGCCAAAGATAGGAACATAAGTCCCAACTGAGTTAGTGACCTCAACTGTAATGCCAGTTCCGACGGTAAAGTTATAACTTGAGTTATTAAAGTTTAGCAATTGAAGTTGGCAATAGCCTGCAATTGGCTGCACGTTGATATCGGTACGGCCCGAAGTAATTACTAGGTTGGCTACTGTTACATCGGTAATTTCAACGGCATTGATTAATACCTTATAGGAAGGGGTATATGCAGTCATTAAACGAAGGCCGCGCTGCCCAAGGTTCCTCGAGCGTTAGAATCGTTAAGAATGCTGACAATCTGACGGGCTGCTGATTCGCTATCGATCGCGCCATTGACCGTAATGTTAGTAGTAGATACTGGCCTGACGTTTAAGTAACTTGGAACTCCTGAAGGAGTTGCCGGGGCTGAAGGTGCTGAAGGAGAAGATGCGCCTGAAACTTTGCCGCCATCAAACGGATTAAGGTTAGAGCCTAGTTGCTTTGATAGATCAACTACTCGCTTAATCGCATTGTAAAGATTGTTAAAAAAAGTAACTACCTTGGCTAAGCCATCAATCAGGCCAGATATGGCTGTGCCTATAATCTCGAATGCCTTGCCTAAAGTCTTAGATAAGATTGGCGCTAATACATCTCTAGCAAACGCTGCTAGCGCCTTAAATAAGTTAAGAAGCGGTTGAAGTTCCTCACTATTAGCAGCTAGTGAATCTTTTACTGTGTTAAAGGCTTTGCGAAGGCCATTGGTAATCGGAGTTAAAAATTCAATTACTGGGCGCAACTTCTCACCTAGGTTATCGGTAAAGTCTGCAATGGCTGGAATTACGCGATTTACGATTGTTTCAACCATTGGAGTTATGGCTGTGAGGATGTATGAACCTACGGTTTCCTTGCCTTCATCAAAGGCTATTTGCAAACGGCTTAATTTGCCTTGGAATGTGTCTGCCTTAACGGAAGCCTGATTCTCAAACGTATCGGCTAACTTAGCGGTGATTTCATCCATGCTCATTGTCTTTAATTGAGCGGCGGTGAGTCCTACGCCTAATCTAGATAGCGCTGAAGTATTACCTTCTGCTGCGCGAGCCATTGCATTGGTAACGGCCTCGAGTGACTTGCCTGAACCTGCTGCGACATCGATCGCAACTGTCTGTAATTTTTGAGCCTTTTCAAGATCTCCAGTAGCCCGGGCTAAACGCTCCAGCGATGGACGAAGATCGTCATCGGTAATGCCAAAGGCTAGGGAAGTTTGAGTTATGTAATCTTCTGTAGCCTTGATTTGGTTATCAGTTGCCTTAGTTACATTCCTAAGAGTAAGGGCTAACTTTTCCTGAGCGGCTGCATCCTCAATGGCAGACTTAACTCCATCGATGGCTAACTTGCCAGCATAGGCAACGGCTGCCGCGCCTGCGGCTGCAAAGGCTAGCCCAGCTTTCTTTCCAAAATCTGAAACCTTATCGCCAAAAGACATTACATCCTTGTCGGCCTTATCAAGATTCTTAGTGAAGTTATCAACGTCAGCAAGCAGCTTGAGCGTTAATGCTCTGGTACCTGTTGCCATTAGCCCCACTCCTTCAAAATCTTAGTAAATGATTCGGTCCATCGAGCAACGATCTGAGGTTGGATCTTTCTTAGCGTTGGATAGATAAACCAGCCCTTAGAGCCTCGACCTTCGCGGCCTGACCAAACAGGGAACTGCTTAAACTTATTAGAACCGAATTCTGTACCGCCCCAAATATCTCTAGTGGTTGCTCCACCTGAGAACTTCTGAGAAGCGAATCCATAAGTAATCTCACCTATGCGGCTTGACTTCTTAACTTTTGAACCTTGAGCAATACGGCCTGAGACTTTAGTGTTATTACCTCTGCTAGCAGTTTTGATAACTTCAGCCCGGGCGAATTCGGCCAGAGCGCCTGATTGGCGCTTGGCCTCATCGTTTGCTTCTTCACCCATATTCTTTAAAGCCTTAAATACTTGACGGAGTTCAGTCTGGTCTAGTGCTACTAGCTCACTTGCCACGATTGCGCTCCTCTAGTACTTCTATTGCTGTAAGAATATCCTCGGCACTTTGCCACTTATCCATCGGGATCTGTGTTGCTATTGCCAGTTCAACTAAGAGTCGGCTTACGCTTCCTCTTGGATGACTTTTGGGTCTTCCCCACCTACTTCAATATCTGAGACTGACTCCATCCAGACATCGAGTGTCTTGGTTGGTTTGCCTCCTGCATCACGTTTCATTGCTGAATGTGCTACATAAAGAATGTCCCACATGCCGCCAAACTGAGAGATAACCTTTTTAGTTGTCATCTCCCACTTGGCGTAATCAGGTGGTCTAACCAGGTAAGTGGTTTCGGTTCCATCTATATATTTAATTGTTATATTTTGTTGCATTGTTTGCTCCCGTTTCTATTGTTTAGCTGAATGTTTCTGTAACTGCGCCCTTTGATACCTTGAATGTAAAGTCTACAGTCTGAGCATCTGTTCCAGCGCCTCCTGCTGTAGGAAATTCTGGCATTACTGGGAATGAGAATACTGCGCCTGTAGCAGCAGTAAGGCTGATAGTGATGTCTGTGTCTGGTGCTGTCTCTGCTGCTGTCCATAGAGCTTCGCATACTGAGTTAGCCTTACCCCAGTCAGCGAGCATTGATAGCGCGAATGTACCTTCGATGTTTGTGGTCTTGTAAGCCTCGCCATCGAGAGTCTGATATGTCTCGCGAAGGTTGGTCTTTGTTAGTACTGCTGAAGTTGCTTGTGCCTCGATATCTGTTCCACCTGTGAAAGATAGAGAAATATCGCGCCCTGTGATTACTACGGTTGCC